TGATGCTTACGTCCGGTTTGCGGAATTAAACGCACCAGAGAATAACGGGAAGTGGCATAACGCCCTACACCGTAAGGCATTTCCACGGTCTGCAATCCTTCGTAAAAAGTGACCGCACTTTGTGGCGCTTTATCCGGTTGGGAGAATTTATCGGCAATTTTATCTAACTGAACCTTGAGCGGATAATCAATTTCACCATGCCCTGTCACATATCCTCTCACTACCGCGAGATACTGCTTTTCTATTTGTTTTTGCTCAAACTGTTGGCATAACAAATTCGCTATTTCACTGTTTAAGGCAAACAGCAGAACGCCGGATGTTGGACGATCTAAGCGATGAATTGGATAAACCAGCTGCCCGATTTGATCGCGCAAAGTTTGCATCACAAATTGGGTTTCATGGCGATCAAGCCAGCTACGATGTACCAACATGCCTGCCGGTTTATTGACGGCGACCAATACCTCATCTTGATATAAAATCTCTAACATGGTTGTTGTAGCAGCTTTTCAATTTCTATGATCGGGATTAATAATTCCGCCAGATAATCTTCTTCTTTCAGTGCCTCTTCCAAATAAGGACTAATCGCAATTTGGCGTGGCAAGGGCGCCTGACTTTCCAATAGGGCGTACATACGTGGAATAAAAATCCATTGCAGCCATTCTGTTGGGTGCATTGTATCCAGTGCAAAAGGTTGTTCGCTTAAAAAAGCCTCTGCGTTTGGCGGCATGCTTTGCCATAATGCCAAACGCGCCATCGTATGCTGTAAATGTTGTAAATGTAATCGAGTTTGTTGATGCATAAAACACCTCATAAAATAAGCGCATCATTGTAGAAGATTTCATGCTTTTGCGCCAGTTACACAAATTTCGTGTAAAATTCCGCTTTTTATATTAACGTGATCCATTATGTATTTAATTGAAGCCTTCTTTTCTCTCCAGTCGAGTGATTTTTCATTGGAAAAACAAGCCCATTGTGTTAATCAACTGATTGAACAATGGCGTTATAACGGACAGATTATTGGACGTGAAATCCCACAATTTCTTGCCGAGCAGGAAAATCAACAAGGCTTGGCGGTGCGTGTGACTTGCCCAGAGCAAACTTCATTATTAGCGGAATTTAACAATCAGCCGGTCACACAAGCCCTTCTAGAAGCAGAAAAGTGCGGTGTGTTTTTCGAGAGTTTTCAAATCATCGCAGAAGATCTTAATTCTGACATGACCGAAACAGAAACGCCTTCTTGGCAATTACTCTATACGACCTATTTGCAGTCTTGTTCCCCTTTGCATAGCGGTGATACATTGCAACCGATTCCGTTATATAAACAGCTAAAAAACATACCGCACTTGGCAATGGATATGATCAAGTGGCAAGAAAATTGGCAGGCGTGTGATCAGTTGCAAATGAATGGTTCGGTGTTAGAACAAGAGGCTTTGGCGCAAATTAGCAATACGCAAACCCCATTGTTCAAACATGGCTATTACCTCGCTCAAGAAATCACTCGCCAAAGTGGCATTCCCACATACTATTATTTGTATCGAATCGGTGGGGAAAGTCGAGAAGCTGAGTTAGACTCCCATTGCCCCTTATGCAAACGGCCGTGGACGCTGGAGCAACCACTGTTTGACTTCTTATATTTTAAATGTGATCACTGCCGTCTTGTTTCTAACCTTTCATGGCACTGGCAATAACCCTCATCGTAACAGGAGGCTGAAATCATTGCTGAGCATGCAATGAAATATGAGAAAAAGTGGTCTTGGGAGTATCGATAAAGTTAAAATTTGAGCAATTAAATACATTAAGGAATTTTTTGCTTGCAACAACGAGATAAATCCTTATAATCGGCACCCGTTCTCAACAAGAAAACTTATCAGTGTTGCCTGGGTGGCGAAATTGGTAGACGCAGCGGATTCAAAATCCGCCGTTGAATAAACGTGTCGGTTCGAGTCCGACCCTAGGCACCAATGATAAGTTTTATAAAAAATAAAGCCGCTTTTCAAAGCGGCTTTTTCTTTGCCTTTAATTCTATAAAATCAATAACTTACACTCCAATCAAAATTTCCCCCTTCCAAGAGTACTGTATATATTTACATTTATTTACTGTTAATTTATGATCTAAACAGATCATAAATGAAGTGAATTTGCACCAAAATTGCACCATAAATTGCACCAAAAAATCAGACTCTAAAAAGATGGCAACGTTTAACAAAATTAATGGTTCTTGGCGTGCGCAAGTTAGACGAAAAGGCGTATCAAAATCAGGCTATTTTCGGACAAAAGCGGAAGCGCAGGCGTGGGCTTTAGATATTGAATCCAAAATTCTGACCGGTGAAATCCATAACCAAATTCCCAATATTACTTTTTCCGAATTATTGGATAAATACATCAAAGAGATCAGCATTCACAAAAAAAGCTATCGGGAAGAAAAATTGCGCTTGTTGCGTTTGATGGAAATGCCTATCGGCAGTATTCGTCTGCCTGATTTGGAAGAACGTCATTTTCAAAAATGGCGTGATGAACGCCTTGCTAAAGTCAGCCCTGCCAGTGTACTGCGTGAATGGAATACTTTGTCGCATGTTATGACCACGGCAATCACAGAATGGAAATATCTGAAAGAAAATCACCTCAAGAACGTTAAAAAACCTGCAACGCCAAAAGAACGCACTCGTCGATATACTGAAGAAGAAATTGAACGGCTCACTTTTGTTGCCGGTTATGATTTCAATTATGCGCCGCTGACAGTGCAAAGTCGGGTTGCGGCCGCCATGCTATTTGCGATTGAAACTGCCATGCGTGCGGGGGAAATCTGTAAGGCAAAATGGGAACACTTGAATGCAGAAACCCGTATTTTACACATTCCCATGTCAAAGAATGGTCATCCACGCAATGTGCCGTTATCCACCAAAGCCATGCAAATCATCAACCATCTTGCACTGGTAAAAAACGAAGACACCGACCTAATTTTTCAGTTAACCGGCCCGTCTTTGGATGCAAATTTCAGGCTATTAAAAGAACGTGCCGGGTTGGCTGATGCGGATTTGCATTTTCACGATACTAGACGCGAAGCATTAAGCCGACTTTCGCAAAAGGTGGAAGTGATGACCTTGGCAAAAATTTCGGGGCATAGAGATATTAAGATTCTGCTTAATACCTACTACGCCCCAAAAATGGAAGATGTAGCCAAGTTGTTGGGTTAGTTTCGCCGCTGTCTGCGCTGCGCATAGCGTACGATTTCACCGACAAAATAGCGCACGTTGTTGGTCGGTTGTTTGATGTTTCGTTGTGATGGCACTTGCACCGGTTTCGGGAAATACGGGTCAGCCATGATTGCCTGAATGTGACGCTTAGAATAGCCGAAATACTCCGCCACCTCGTCCACACTCCACAATTCTTTGCTGTTTTCACTAATGGATTGTTGAGAAAGCAAAGTTTCAAGTGCGGTCAATTTTTCCATCATTTGTTCATTGGTGATCATTACAAATCCCCCTTATTCACAAAATCTAAGCCCCACAATCTTTTAATACACAATTCAACCGCACTTTGTTTTTTGTCGTTTCCGATAAACTTGCGGCCTAGTTTTAATGCAGCTTCGCCGACGCTTCCGGAGCCTGCAAAGCAATCTACAACTACATCGCCGTGGCTTGAGCTTTGTTTAATTAGCAATTCGGAAACCGCAACCGGCTTTTCTGTTGGGTAGCCGCCCGCAATGCGTTTTTCGCTGATCACGTCGGCAATGCCTAAATCATTTAATTTGCGCTTACCCTTTTCAAAAAACAGGATAAATTCATAGCGTGCGCGGTAGTGATAGCCCATTCCTATGCATTGTTTATCCCAAACTAACGGTTTCCAAAATTTAAAACCGCACTTTTCGGCGGCAGGTTTTGCCGCAAACATGGTTTCTTGGTCGCAAAATAGGTAAAAATGGCTATTGGGTTTCATCACGCGATAAATTTCGCGGAATAACTCCTCAAAGCGGCTATTTGGGAATATTTCAAACCATTCATTACTACTTGCCGCGCTTTGTTTTAGTCGCGTGGTTGTGCCGCGTTTGCGGTGTTTTTCCAGCGATTCATAAGGCGGGTCTGTAATAAATAAATCCACGCTTTCGGTCGTTAATGTTTTTAAAAACTCTAGTGCGTCATCGTTGCACATTTTGAAATCAATCATCATTTTCTAAGTTCTCGTCTTGCGGAATATCTTCTATTTTTTCACATTCCCAATTAATTAAACTCATTGCATAAATCATCATTAATTCTTTCTTTTGCCACGGGAATAATGCGTTTTCGTATTGTTCCCGTGGTGCGTCGTAAGTGATCGCTTTTTTGTGGGTGCCCACGCTTGCGGTAACTTCAAAGCGCAAGTGCTTTTCTCCGCGTTCAATCAGTTTTTGTGTTGCCGTTACATATTTCACCACCTCTTTTTCAATTTCTGCCGCTTGCTGTTCCGGGTTTAACTCGTCCCATTCTGCAGCAGGATAAAAAAATCCGAATTCTTCGGCGGCCACCCAAACCGGGGATTTCAAAATGCCAACATAAACGCGCTGTTTAATGTAATTGATCATGCAATCCGCCTATTTTTATGATTTCGCCGTATTTAAAAATTAAAAACTCGCCCGATTTCAACCGCACTTTTCGGCCTAAAAGCAAATCTGCTTTTTCGCTTGCAGTTAAATTGATTCGGTTTTTCTTGAGCCAACGTTTTTTCTTGTCAAAAGCGGTTAAAAACTCGCCTTTTTCTAACGTGTGATGCTGTTCTTCTGCTTGCCAAACGTCCGCGCATTCTTTCGCGCCCGTTTTCCGCTCCGTACAGTTATTGACAGAACTCCAAGGCGGGCAAAGCCCGCTAATTTTTAATAAACCCTCAACAACGGCTTTCTTTACAATCTTCCAAGCCTTTGTTCTAGTTAGGATTGTTTGTGTTGTTACTTGGTTGAAGAACCCGATAATCTTTTTGCTGATCTCGCCGTAATCATTCGGTTTGCGGTCTTCGTACGCCGTGCGGGCTAATAACTCTTTACGCTGTGCGCACGGGTTGCCGTTGCCTTGCAAAAGCGTGTAACCCGCCCAATCGCCCTTGTCGGCTAACTGGACTAATTCGGTTAACTTCTTGTCACCCTCAACGGCGGCGCCACGTTTGCGGCGGCATTCGCGCCAAACGGAAACGGGCGAACCGCCGATTTGTTGGAATTGTCTAATGCGCCATTTGCTCGCCCATGCGGAAACGTTCGCGGCCATATCTTTGAGCTTTTCGCCCGTCTCGTCGTCTGTGTCGTCATCGCATTGGTAGCCGTCAATGTTTTTTGCAATGTATTTTGCAATGTAGCCGGTGGCACTGCCTTTTTCCCAGTCGATCGCTGTGGCTGTAAAGCGGTGTTCTTGTGCGCCTATTTCGTCGCCGAACGCTTCCAGTGCATAACGTTTAAACGTTGCACGGCAGGCGTCCACGTGTTCTTTAGGCATAAATAACAATAAGTGCCAGTGCGGTGTGCCGTCATGGTGTGGCTCAACTACACGGAAGCCATAAGGGTCGATGCCTTGGCGTTTAAGGCTGGATCGGATTTTTGCAAAGACGGAGCATAAATATTTTTGTGTATCGGCAGGGCTTGAAAAATTCCAGTTTTTGATAAAGCCGCCGTGAGCGTGTACGGCGTGATAACAACTCGGGGCGGTCAATGTGTAAAACTCGCCCGCGTGGCCAAGTTGTTTTGCCACTTCTTCAAAGCCGCGCATGCGCACCATCAATTCACAACGACGAACCGCAGGATTTGAAACGGTCTTATAAAACATTTCATCAAGGGCAATGATTTCTTCTTGGTCGTCCTCGTTGATTAAAACCATTTGCTTGATGTATTGGCGGTTTTTGCGTTTTTGTGTTTTCCATTCGGCGATAGCCTCGCGGCTTGCATAAGGGCTTGCCTTGGCTTGTACTTGACCAACGGCAATGGCTAAATGCTCACGGATGCGTGAGCGAATCGCCATTAATTGACGTTGCCACCAGTTTTCGGAGCGCATTTTTTCGATAGCAATATTTAAGCTATCTTCGTCTAAATTTCCTTTTTCAAACTTGCTATAAAATGGCGGGTTGACGCCTTTCATCTTCGTGAAATACGCCATTTTTTTATAAAGTGCGGTAAAAATGCGGTCAATTTCCGCTTCTTCGGTGATCGGTGTGGCGCGGTTGCGAATGTATTTATCTTCAAATTCTGCAACCATTTCTTCAAGCTCTGCGGCAATAGATTTAGAAAAGTCCTCTACGTCGTGCAAAGTGAACTCGTCTAAACCTACTGATTTACGCAATACTTTTTTATTTTTGATAAAGCCGAATGTATATACATTGCCTTTGGGCTTGTTGACGGCGGTTAAAATCGGATAACGATTCATCACGCCTTCAACGCGGTCGAGGATGCCTTTTTGCATGGTTTCGCGCACCCAACTGTTCGCGGCGCGATAACCATCCTTGCGAAAAGTGCGGATGTAGCGTTTTACAAAATATTTGCTTAAATATTCCGGCAGTTTTGAGATGTACTCGTTGACAAACGGAAACGCGTCGGCGCTGAAATTAAACAATTCATATTGATGAATGTTCAACCCTTCCGGCGTGGCCTGATATGGCACATAAGGCGAAACTTGAAAAAACGGCTCTCTTGCCGCTTTTTCTGCTTCCCGTATATCTCGTTCGTGTTCCCAGTTTGTCATCGGTTATTACTCGGCAACGGTGGTTTTCATTGCGGTTAAAAAAGATTCCGCGTCTGCTTTGGTTGCAAAAGCAAAGCCTTTATGCACCAAGTCCCATGAATTCCAATTGATGCCTTCCGTGGTCACCTCAATTTCTTTGATACATGCACCGATATACAGACCACTAGGCTGACAAACAACAAAGATTTTCCCGCCTACTCTGTTCATTATCTCACCGGCTTTTAACGGTTGCGGAATGTGAATAGTGATGTTCCGGCGCGGCTCTTCCCACATGCCGACAATATCAAATTCATTTTCTGATTTTGTCCAAACGCTGCCGTTCTCTTTCCAGCTAAATATATCTGACGCAATGTTTAATGGGCCTACTATATAGCCATGTAATGCGTCTCTAATATTGCTGCTGTTAATCAGTTGATCTGCGGGGATTTCAAACTTTACAAACTCCTTCGCGCCGTTGCGTAATACAACCGGCGCGCCTTTTAATGCTTCTGCTTTGTTAAATGGTTTCATTTTTAGTTTTCCTTGTTTAATACAATTCCGCTTGGCTTTTACAAATTGCGGCGCTGACTTCTGCGCGGATGTTTTCAATAACTTTTTGCATTTGCTCAAGATTTGTTACGTTTTCGTTTTGCAATTCGCAATGCATCAAAAACTCAAGTACGCCATCAAAAGTATGGCAAAATTTGGCTTTATTTTTCTTCCACTTATCGCCCTCTTGGCGTAGCTGATAAACAACAAAACCGTTGTCGCTGACGCCCAGTTGATAGGTTTCTGATAGTTCGATGATGTTTCTTTCCATTTTTTTAACTCGCTTTAGTGTGATGTGCTGCCATGGCAAAATCGCGGCGGCTTGTTGGTGTGCCGAAATGTGCTTTTAAACGATCGGCCACCCATAAAAACTTATAAATTAAATCGCGCTCGGCTTCGGTGTAATCGCGCAAATCGGCTTCCGCGTGGGTTAATTGCAAAAGCTCACTTAAACCGCGGGCGGCAACCGGATGCGCTTCGGCAAAATTGGCGAACTGGCGCACGGCATTGTTTGCGGAAACGCCGAAATTCTCCGCACGTTTTGCTTTGAATAGCTCATAACCGTTGGCATATTTGCCCGATTTAATGTCGCTGATGTTTTCCGCTTCTTGCTCTGCCTGCATTTCTTCCCACGCGCTCATTGTCCGCCCCCGTGTTTACTTGCTAAAAAGCCCTTTCATCCAAGCCCAAACGCCGCATTTTTTAACCGCACTTTCCGGCAACACAATGCGTTCCAAATTGTCTAAACGCGCCAAGATTTCTTCGTTCGTGATGATCTGATTGGTGTTTAGTTGTGCCTGTTTCGCATTAATGCGATTTTGCAAACCGTGCTGGCGTCTAATGTCTTTTTCCAGCTGGAAAATATTCACGCGTTGTTTGCCGCGAACGGTCACTTTTCTGTTTGGTTTTTGCTTAATCATTGGTTAAATCCTCAAATTTTGGGTGAAAAAATCCTGTCGATTGAATTTCTTCAAACGACAAGACTTGTTATTACGGTTTGGAAATTAAGAATTAATCGAGGGCGATTTCTTGCTGACGCTCGTCAATCTGATTTAACGGTTTATTCGTCATTAAGGCTTCCGGTCGCTCGTTATAAACCGGCGTTCGCACCCGGGTGATTTGGCTTGCCACCTTGAGTTCTGTGCCACAGTTGTTGCAATAGGCGATAATGTCTATGGACAACAAGCCAATTTTTTCTGATGTGCGCACACGGATGTTGTTACTGCCGCAATTCGTACATTTATGATCTACGTTCACTACTTACCACCTAATTTGTTATACTCAATTTGATTCATTCACAATTGACGAAGGAAACGATTTTATGACTGAGGAACAGCAACTTATCGAATTAACCGTAGAAAATGCACAAAATCGCCTACGCATTCATGCGCTTGAACAGATTCTTGCGCTTTTTCTTCATCACAAGACGGACAAACAGCAGCAAGCACTTCAGCACTATTACGAATACATACGTGACCAGCATCTAAACAATTTTTCTCTTGATGAAGATCAAGCAGAAAAGATTGAAGCAATATTTGACGCGCTTGAAGACGTTCTACAGAAGTAGAACCGTTATCAAATAACGTGAATGAAAGACGGTATTTGCCGTCTTTTGTTTTGCGAAGAAAGAATTTTCCGCTCGCTTGAATTGTTGTTTCACACATACACACCACCTTATTGTTTAACTATTCCGAATCACTGCCCAATCCACATCCGGGCGCAGGTCTTCGGGTTTAACTGCGCCGTTTGTGGCTTTGATAATGGCGGGGATATGGCGCACATCCATTTTTCCACCGTTAAGCCATAAACTAACCGTTTGTTGGCTTACGCCACATTCTTTAGCCAGTATTTGCTGTGAGCCAATACCTGAAATGGCTTTCTCAATAGCTTTATTCATCTATCCTCACAAGTAAACTTACCTTATAAGTACAAATATACTACTTTACTTGTTGTTAAGCAACAAGTTTTTTTACCTTGAAAATAACAAGTTTAATTGTAGAATTAATTTCAATAATTCATGTAGCGGAGTGATTAAACTATGAAATTAGAAACATTAGCAGCAAGAGTGAAATACATGATGGATTTCAATGGTCTATCTCAACAATCTTTAGCTGATCAGGTTGGTGTTTCTCAACAAGCCATAGGTCAAATTCTGAAAGGGGATATCAGCAACCCGAAAAAAATTCTTGAAATTTCTACCGCGCTTGGAGTTAATCCGCATTGGTTAAAAACAGGTAAAGGTCCAATGGAACCGACCTCCCAAATAAGTTCAATGAGTATGCAAAAAGACGATGATCACACTCTACGTGTAGATTTATTGGATGCGGAATTGGCAGCGCACAGTTCAGGGATTATTAATGCCGAATATCCGGATGTCATTTCGTCTATTTTCTTTACCTACGAAGGCGTAAAACGGATTTTAGGCAAAACAACCACCGATGGCGTGTATATGTTCAAAGTGCCGACTGACAGCATGGTGCCAACCATTACGCAAAACGACATCGTATTTATCGACACTAACGTGAAAGAATATATTGGCGAGGGCGTGTATTCGTTCAACTTAAACGGGGAAACCTACATAAAACGCCTGCAACGCCTACCGACCGGGGTGATTATGGCATTAAGCGACAACCCACTTTATCACCCGTTTGAAATCACAGAAGACTTATTTGACACCGCCGAGATTATTGGGAAGTTTATTAAAGCGGTGGAATTAAAAGCAAAAGATTTGTAATTTATAAATAAGAAAATTATATGGCTATACCATCAGCAGAAATAAAAAAATTATGGGGATTTTCTCAAAAATGTGCTTTATGTGATACAGACTTAATAAGATATTCAAGTGATGGAAAACCCTCTGTTTTTGGAGAGATGGCTCATATATGTGGTGAAAAGCCGCAATCAATGAGGTATGACCCCACATTACTGGATGATTTTGTTAATTCGGCAGCGAATTTGATTTTACTATGCCCTAATTGTCATGCACAAATTGATAAAAAAGAAAATCAAACTGATTATCCGCCAGAAAAATTATACGAATCAAAATGGAATAAGACTATATCGCAATATTTGGAGATGTTCAGAAAAGATGTCGATGATGCAATTTTCTGGGCTGATCATGAGTGCCTTACACCTAAGAATAGCCATCTCCTTGATGAACAAATTGATTTTGTATTGAATAAATACACTCAATATTTATGCAACATGAAAATACCTGAACATTTCATTGAAAACTTTAAGCGTAATTGTCGTCAAATGTATGAACAGAAAAAGTTCTCATTTGAGCCATTCTATGACGATGACGAATAGCTTAGTATTTAGTTTGTCAATGAAGATAAAATATTAGTAATAATTTGTTGATTAAACTTAAAGATTTATAGAGGAATGAAGAAATGGGTTTTGGCTTCAATATTGATCTTAATGTTCTGAATCATCTTGGGTTAAGTTTATATTCCAGTACTCCTGCTGTACTAACCGAAATCGTCTCTAATGCTTGGGATGCTGATGCGACGGAAGTTCATATAAATGTTGATGTAAACAAAAATGAAATCACGATTAAAGATAATGGCCACGGTATGAATGCCAGTGACATTAAAGATAAGTTTCTTAACGTTGGCTATGCAAGGCGTACTGATGGTCGAGCAAAAACACCACTTTACAAGCGTGATGTAATGGGACGTAAGGGAATTGGCAAGTTAGCTATGTTTGGCTTAGCTAACAAAGTTTCCATTTATACAAAAAAGCAAGATGAAAGTGTTATTGGTTTAAAAGTAGATGTTCAAAAATTGCAACAAGCAATTGAAAATCACGATGGAACAGGGTATCAAACCGAAGATATTGATGACCTATCTGCATTTGATTTACCAAAAGGTACTATGATTGTTTTATCTGAAATAGATCTCAAAATCAATAAAACCGCTAGTTATTTAAAAAAACACCTTTCCAGACGTTTTAGTATATTAGGTGATGAATTTAACTTTAAAGTTTTCGTCAATCAACAAGAGGTTACAGTTGAAGATAGAGGATATACTTCCAATCTTCAGTTTATTTGGACATTCGGATCTATCTCATCAAAATTTACTAAAAACGTAGCAAGTGAATATCAAAAATCATTAAATAATATAGTTAATTATAATGATGAACACTTTGAAATAAATGGATTTATAGGTAGCGTTGATACACCATCAGAATTAAAAGATGATGAGGTTTCAAATAATGCAATAACCATACTTTCTAATGGGCGTATTTTTCAGGAGAATATTCTTGATGAACTAGATAATGCTAGAATTTTTACTAGTTATTTAGTGGGAGAAATCAATGCTAATGTCTTAGATGCAACAAAATTTAAAGATATGGCAGTATCTTCTCGTCAAGGACTACGACAAAATGATGAACGTTATATCATTCTTAAAAACTTCTTGATCCAAGCCCTTAACCAAATTGATAAAGATTGGGATGAATGGCGTAGAAAAGATGGTTTGAAAAAAGCAAAGAAAAACCACCCTAAATTACAAGATTGGTTTAATTCATTAAAAGACCCAAAAGATAAAGCCGCTGCAGAAAAATTAGTTAGTAAAATAAATACTGTGCGGTTTGGTGGTTCAAAATCTGAACAGGAAGAATCTAAAAAAGATTTATTAAGAAATTCTATTCTTGCATTTGAGAAACTAAAAGTTCGTAGAAACTTAGATCAACTAGAAAAACTATCTCATGTTGATATTGAATCTTTCAGGCCTCTTTTATCTTCAATTGATGATATTGAAGAAAGTTATTTTTATGATGTTACAAAACAACGTTTAGGGATTATTGAAAAATTTGAAGCGCTGAAAAATGATAACGAAAAAGAAAAAGTCATTCAGCAATATCTTTATGAGCATTTATGGTTACTCGATCCTGCATGGGAGAGAACAACAAAAACGTATATTGAGCAACAATTAAGTGATGAGCTTAAACAAGCCTGCCCCGAAAATGATTCTGGTGCTAGATTAGATATCGCTTATAAAAATATTGCAGGTAAACATATTATTATTGAAATGAAAAAAGAAATACCAAACTATCAAATAGATATCTATGACCTAATAAAACAAGGCAATAAATATATAGATGCAACTAAGCAATGGTATTTAAACAATCAAAATCATAGCGATATTCTTGGAATAGAAGTTTATTTTCTAGTAGGTACTAAAGTTAAAAATAAAATTTATCAAAACACTGGGAAAGAGAGGATAAATGGACTGCTAAGAGAATCTAACGCCGTACTTCTAACTTATGATGAGTTAATCACCCGTTCTAGAAACTCTTATGCTGAATATTTACAAAGAAAAAATGAGATACAAAAAATAAAAGATCTTCTTGATAATATCTAATCCTTATAGCGCACTTGCTTTAGGTGCGCTATAAAGCTTTTACCAATAATCTCACCTAGCGTTACCGGTACAGCGTTTCCAATCATTTTTCCTACTGTATTTAAATTAATAGGCTTATCTTCCGGACAGAACTGGTAAGATTCCGGGAATGCTTGAAAAATTGCGGCTTCTCGAAGTGAAATAGCTCGATCTTGTTCTGGATGCCCAAAACGCCCATTGCCATAACCATAACAAAGCGTGGTCATTGTTGGACTTGGTTTATCCCAACTCATTCGCCCATAAACTGCGGAATAAGTTGCTCCGCTTGCTCTTCGATGGCATTCCGTGCGTAAAGACTCTGGCCAGTCTCGCCAGGTTCCCCCTTGTTTTGATGCTTGGATACGTTTTAAGTTAATTTCACTTAATGCCATTGAACGATGAAGGCGATCAGCTACACAGATTTCTCCAGCTTTAATTGGTGGTAGATGTTTGATAACATCTTGAACGGTTACCCAGTTTTCAGCATTATGTGTCGGCTCAATCATCTTAATTTCGCCTAATTTAGACGCAAGTAAAACATGACGTTTGCGTTGTTGAGGCAACCCATAATCCACGCATCTAATTGTAGAAGCCCAAACAAAATAGCCTTGTGATTTTAATTCATCAACAAAATCATGATAAACCTGATGCTTTATAACTTCCGGTACATTTTCCATCGTAACAAGTTCTGGTTGAACTTCTTTGATTAATCGAGAAAATGCATAAAGTAAAGGCCATTTTTTATCTAATCGAGTATCTTTGCCTTGATTATATTTAGAAAATGGTTGACATGGTGCACATCCAGCCAACAGGCGAACTTTTCCTGCTTGATACCATTGTACAATTTCATTTTTCTCAACTATAGAGACATCCTTATTCACAAAAATCGCGTTGTTGTTAAATTCAAACGCGAATCTACAAGATTCTTCAATATCATAACCTGCATTGACTTTAATTCCTGACTTTTGTAAACCTGCAGTAAGTCCACCTGCACCACAAAACAAATCTACTGCTTCAATCATTTTATTTACCTGCCATATTAACGGTGTAATTTTACTCAATACATATACATAATGCAAAATTGATAAAAATTTTGTCCTATATTTTTTTATATTCTCCTCACCTCAACCCCTTCATCCTCAATCTTCAATTCGCACTCCACCTGTGACACATAGCCGTTATCTGTGATGGTATGCGTCACTCTTGTGATCAGCCAATTCGTTGCGTCAATTTCAGATTTGAAGCCTGAAAGTTCTAGGGGTGTTTCCGGCATTAAATCAGGTTCGCCTAAAGCAAGATTCAGGCTAAAGGTTGCCACGCCACGTTTGAGCTTATCAAAGGCAGATTTAGCCGCAGTAATTGCCCTTGCCTCAGATTCATAAGTAATACGTAGGCTTTTGATTTTATCACTGTCACTTTCGATAGGTTCTGTTTGTTCAATAGTTTTATATTTTATTTTAGTTAATCGTCTGCCTTTTACTGTACCGTCTTTCAGCGCTCTGCCTTTCGTCATGCGCTTTTTTCTTACAATCTTGGTGTTTTCATCCACGGTGATTTCGCCACGCTTGCCGCTGTCCGGATCATGCCAATACGCCCGCACGGCTTTGTAGTTTTCACTTTCAGCAATGGAAAAATTGTAGTTGTCACCATTCTTGCGGGTGATTTTACGCAGTGGAATGTCTTTCCCTGTAACGGTTTTGCCTTTGCCTAATGGCATAAATAGCAGCGTGCCATTTTTCACCGTACACATGGCGCCGTGTTCTTCCGCAAGACGTGTCAGTAGATTGATGTCGCTCTCATTGGTTTGGTCGATGTGGTCGATGAATCGACTTGCCAGCTCTTTTTCCACTTGGCTTTTGAGTTGATTTTCTTTGGCGATGATGTCAATCATTTCACCTAAGGTTTTCTTATCAAATGAGCATTCTTTTTGTTCGGAAAATGAGCCTTTTAAATCCGCCGCTCTTGCTCTGATGGTTAATCTATCTGCCGAACCTGCACCACCCGAAAACTGCACTTCATCCACTGAATATTGCCCTTTGTCAATCAGTGGTTTTCCTTTCCAACCCAATGCAAGGCTGATTATGGCATTGCGTGGCGGCAAGGCAAGTTTGCCGTCATGGTCGGAGAGTTCTAAATCAAGGGTGTCCGCTTCTAAGCCACGATTATCTGTCAAAGACAAGGTGATTAATCGGCTTGATACCACTTGCGTGATGTCTTGCTGTTTTTGGTCTTTGGTGGTGATCACCACTTTAAAAGCAGGTGTGCGGTGATTTTTACGTTCAACATCCCACATCAGAACATCTCCGCAATGGATTCGGCAATTTCAATCAGCATAGGGTCGTCGGTACGTTTGAGATTGAGTGTGAAGTCAATAGCGCGTGGCGCACCATCGCCGAATAATTCTGAGCGAGTTTCCTGCAGGGATTCAATGACGAAGAAGCCGATGATTTCAAAGGTTGCACCGTCAATCAGTGGAAAGGCACCGCCACTGTCTGCCATTAATTCGAACGCTTTAATGGAAAATCTGCCGCCCGTGATTTCGGGGATAAGTCGTCCGCCGATTGTCACGGTTTCGCTTTCCTTTCCGGTGAATTGTGATTTCGGCATTGCACCCACAATCGCATTGGTTGGATGTCGCCACGTTGATGTGCGGTCTAAGCTTTGGAAAGGCACGGTTTGCCGTGTAAAAACGAACATACCAAGTGCGGCTAAAGCAAAGTTTTGAAACATTATTCATCTTCCTTAACTTTGACGGTCATTAGCAGCAATAAAACATCAATAAAAATAACCCATCCCCACCCATCAATGTTGTGATACATCAAAAACGTGGCGTACCCTGTGACGGCAATAATTGATAAAAAATAGAAAAAGAAGA